GTTCACACAACCCCGGAGATTCTAAAATGGCAAACAACCAACTCAAAATTGTTACCTCGTGCCTCGGCTATCAGCAAATCACCAACTTAAGTGCATCCGCTGGCTTAACTTTGCCCACGACCGATGCCAACGGGCTTAATTGCACCCCCGCCTTTGCGCTGATTGTTGCGGAAGGCGCCCCTGTGCGCTGGCGCGATGACGGTGTAGCACCCTCCACTTCTGTTGGTATGCCTATTGCTGTCGGTGTTCCGTTGCAGTATGACGGTGACTTGACAAAAATCCGCTTTATCCAACAATCGGCAAGCGGAATTTTGAATATCAGTTACTATCGGTAATGTTTAACCAACCGTACCGGCGAGGTTCACCGGGGTTCCAATGGAACATGAAATGACTGATGAAGTCCAAACCTTAGCGGAAGTAGACTCCGCGCAAGCACCCGAGGTGACGGCCACCACGGACAATGCACAAAATGCGCCGGTAGTAGCTGAGAATCAAGACGGTAGCACCCAGGAAGAAAAGAAGTATTCCCAGGCTGAAATCGACGCGATGATTGGCAAGCGCCTCGCAAGAGAACAGCGCAAATGGGAACGTGAGCAGCAGGCAAAGCAGGCACCCGTGCCAGCCGCGCCAACGGAAATTCCGAGTGCTGACCAATTTGACAGCCCACAGGCATACGGTGATTTCATCCGTGCCGAGGCTGAAAAGCTGGTCCAACATCGGGAAATCCAGAAACAACGCGCTGAGATTGAAGAGACCTTCGCAGAGCGTGAGGAGGAGGCCCGGTCCAAATATGACGACTTCGACCAAGTTGCGTATAACCCGAACCTTCGCGTCACCGATGTGATGGCCGAAACTATCAAAGCGTCTGACCTTGGACCTGATCTGGCATACTGGCTAGGCAGCAACCCCAAGGACGCTGATCGCATATCTCGCTTGTCGCCACTGTTGCAAGCGCGTGAAATTGGTAAAGTCGAGGCAAAATTGAGTGCCGAACCTTTCCAAAAGAAAACCTCGTCTGCGCCTGACCCGATTCGTCCGGTGACCGCACGAGCAGTAAACCCCGGTGTCACTGACACCACCGATCCTCGGTCTGTCAAGACCATGAGTACATCGGACTGGATTGCTGCCGAGCGTCAACGACAACTCGACAAGGCACGGGCACTCCGCAACCGCTAATTTTAGGAAATCATCATGAGTAACAGTCTCTTAACCATTGACATGATCACCCGCAAGTCTCTCGAAATCCTCGAGAACAACTTGGTGATCACCCGCAACGTGAACCGCCAGTACGACGACAGCTTCGCTGTTGAAGGTGCCAAGATCGGTTCCACACTGCGTATCCGTTTGCCCGACCGCGCTCTGGTCACTGACGGTGCCGCCCTGCAAGTTCAGGACGACAACGAACAGTTCACCACTCTGACTGTCTCCAGCCAGAAGCACATCGGCATCAACTTCACATCCGCTGAATTGACCATGCAGTTGGACGACTTCGCAGAGCGTGTTTTGAAGCCACGTATCAGCCAGTTGGCCTCCACCGTGGACGCTGACGTTGCCAACGCATACAAGCTGATCGGTAACAGTGTCGGTACCCCCGGCGTTGCCCCCGCTACCGCTTTGGTGCTGTTGCAAGCCCAGCAGAAGCTGAACGAGAACGCCGCCACCATGTCGCCTCGCTACGCTACCGTGAACCCTGCCGCCAACGCTGCATTGGTCAACGGCCTGTCTGGTTTCTTCAACCCCACAGATGTCATCTCTCGCCAGTTCAAGAACGGCATGATGGGTGAGCAAGTGTTGGGCTACGAAGAAGTCAACATGAGCCAGTCGATCAAGGTTCACACCTGCGGCACCCGTGCTGCCACTGGCAACACAACCGGCGCTGCTGTAACCTCCGAAGGCGCAACCACTCTGACTCTGACTGTCGGTTCCGGCGAAACCATCAACGCTGGTGACGTGTTCACCATCGCTGACTGCTACGCTGCCAACCCACAGACTCGTGAGTCCACCGGTTCGCTGTTCCAGTTCGTGGCCCTGTCGTCTTCGACATCCAGCACAACTGCCACTGTGACCGTGGCTCCTATGTACTCGGCTGGTAACGCCCTGTGCACTATGGTGACTTTGCCTGCTACCGGCAAGGCTGTCGTGTTCGTTGGTGCTGCTTCGACCAGCTACCCACAGAACATGGTGTACCACCGTGACGCCATCGCGTTCGCCACTGCTGACCTGTTGCTGCCACAAGGCGTTGACATGGCAAGCCGTGCCGTTCACAACGGTATCAGCCTGCGCGTTGTTCGTCAGTACGACATCAACAACGACCGTATGCCTTGCCGTGTTGACGTGTTGTACGGTTACAACACTATTCGTCCACAAATGGGTTGCCGCATCTGGGGCTAATCCAAGGCGGGGGCTTCGGCCCCTGCGTTCAAAATCATTCTCTGAAAGGAAATTATCATGGCACTCCCAAACGGCGCAGGCGGTTATCAAATTGGTGACGGCAACATCGGCGAAGCTAATCTGACGGTTCAAGGTGCTCCCGTAGCACTGACAGCCGCAGCAACTCTGACCGGTGCTCAACTGTCGAATGGTCTGTTCACATACACTGGCGCTGCCGTCAACCTGACTCTGCCCACCGTGGCCGATCTGGAAGCTGACGTTTCTAGCGCACAGAAAGTGAACTCCGCATTTGAGTTCGGTATCATTAACATCGGTGGCACCAACGCTGCAACTCTGGTTGTCGGCACTGGCTGGACCATCGTTGGCGTGGCTGCTGTCAGCGCCAACACATCGGCCCGATTCCTCGCTCGTAAAACCGGCGATGGCACTTGGACCGCATATCGCGTTGCTTAATTCTTGAGCAACTGGTAGAACGGGGCTTCGGCCCCGTTTTCACATGGAGAATCAAATGAACGTCACTCTCGTACACCCTATCCACGGTGCCAAAGTTGCCACCAATCAAGTCGAGCTTGAGATGGATGAAAAAAACGGCTGGACGCAGTACAATCCTGACACACCTGTCGAGGTGGCATCCGAGCCGGTAGTCGAAGCGCCAAAGCGCAAGTACTCACGCAAAGTGACCGATCAACCTGTCGAACAGCCCAACGAAGTCCCCTCTTTTCTGACTTCGGCAAGCGACGAATCCGAAGGAAACTGAAATGGCTTATACCGCTGGCGACCAGATCAACCGAGCACTCAGGCTGCTTGGTATTCTTGCCGAAGGTGAAACGGCGTCAGCGGCAACAAGTCAAGACGCTCTGGTTGCAATGAACCAGATGATCGACTCGTGGAACACCGAGCGTCTGTCCGTGTTCTGCACTCAAGATCAAATCTTCTCGTGGCCCTCTGGTGAGATCAAGCGCACCCTTGGCCCAACTGGTGACTTTGTGGGCAACCGCCCCATCCAACTCGATGACGGCACCTACTACAAAGCCCCCAGCGGCGTGTCGTATGGCATCAAGTTCATTAACCAAGACCAATACAACGGCATCGCTGTCAAGACATCGACATCGACCTTTCCGCAGGTAATCTTTGTCAACAACACGTTCCCCAACGTGGAGATGTACGTGTACCCCCGACCCACGCAGGTTTTGGAGTGGCATTTTATCTCGGTGCAGGAGTTGACGCAGCCTGCGCTGCTCAATACCGAGTTGTTCTTCCCACCGGGCTACATGCGGGCCTTTGCCTACAACTTGGCAATGGAGATCGCACCCGAGTTTGGTGTGGAGCCTTCACCGCAGGTGCAGCGCATCGCCATGACGAGCAAGCGCAACCTGAAGCGCATCAACAACCCATACGATGTGATGAGCTTGCCCTACGCCGTGGTGGCAAACCGTCAGCGGTTCAACATCTACGCCGGTAACTTCTGATGAAGACGCCCATCCTCGGTTCATCCTACGTGGCCCGCAGTGTCAACGCTGCGGATGCCCGCATGGTCAACCTGTTCCCCGAGATCGTGCCCGAGGCTGGCAAGGAGCCTGCGTTCTTGAACCGCGCTCCCGGCCTGAACCTGCTCAACACAATCGGGTTTGGCCCGATCCGTGGCCTGTGGGCATTCTCGTCCAACGATGGGGTGGGCTTTGTGGTGTCGGGCAACCAGTTGTTTAAGATCGACAACGCCTACGCACCCACGCTGATCGGCACCGTGGCAGGCACTGGTCCTGTCAGCATGGCTGACAACGGTACCCAGTTGTTCATCGCAGCCAACGGCCCCAGCTACATCTACAACGCCAACACAAACGCATTTGGTCAGATCACTGACCCGGACTTTAAAGGCGCGGTGACTGTGGCCTACTTGGACGGCTACTTCGTGTTTAACGAGCCGAACAGTCAAAATATGTGGGTCACAGCTTTTCTGGACGGCACATCCATCGACCCGCTGGAGTTTCAGCCAACCGCAGCCTCCCCTGACGGCTTGGTAGCCGTAATCTCCAACTTCCGCGAGGTCTGGGCCTTTGGCACCAACTCGATTGAAGTCTGGTCTGACACCGCTGCGCTGGACT